ATTAGTACCTGCTACAGTGTATATAACTTCCCCTGATACTAAATACTCACCTGTCTCTGGAGCAGTAAATTGATCTCCGTCCCAAGAAGCTGTTGTGTCTTTTGTGGCTATAAAAGGTATATCTGTTGCTGATGCTGTTACAGTTTGTCCTGCATTCCCTTCTGCTTTTAGAGTAACTTCTCTTCCGCCAAGATCTTCTGACATTTGAGTGTTAGATGACCAACCTACTACAGGTATAGTTACAGTATAAGATATTTTATCTGATGTAGCCCATGTAAAAGGAGCTGTAGCATTAACTTGACCCGCTCCTTCAGCAACAAAATTAACTGAATCTGCGCTCGCCCTTACTTGTGATCCTATCCTATTTACGGCTGTACCATTATCTTCTAAATAAGCATATCCAAAGTTTTGAGTCGAAATAGCTGATTTTGCAGTATCCATTGTTATACCTGTAGGATAACCTATTAGTACAGTCCCTGAAATACTGGAAGTAGTCCCCATGGTAAAGGTAACTTGCATCTCTAAAGAATCTCCTACCCTACGACTTTTTCCAAATATAGTACCATTTCCTATGGTTACGTTAGTTAGTGCCGGAGTAAAGGATTCCCAATCACCAACAATTGTACCGAAGGCTAAGTTAGTAGGTCCAACAACTACCTGATCTAGATAAGCTGAAAATCCAGTAGTGTTACTAGCATCAGTTTGCATTACAATTAGTCGGTATGAAGTTGAATCACTTGCTGTTTGGAATTGGAAGTAATGAATCCCATTTCCACCTTTTAAATCTTCACCGTTTACTCGGATAATATTTGTATTTGTTTTATCGTAAATAAAGACTTTTACTTCATCATCATTAAACCCAGCATCAGAAAAATCATACCAGAATGAACCTGTTAATTTCTGCGCTTGCATTCCTAGATCTACATCGAAATCAACTGAGCAGCCTTCCCCTTGCATATCGCTGGCGGCCGCGAGTGCTTTAAGATCACCTGTTTCTCTTATTGGTGTTGTTGTATTTTGGGTACAAGTCCATACTGCAGTACCACCAGTACCATCAACGGGAACAGCAACCGCGCCATCATTAAAGGCAACCCAATTCCCAACATCAATTTCAAAATCACTGTCTTTCGTATCTTGTAAATAATTAATTCCACCACCACCACCAGCACCGAGAGAACCCCAGGTAGTACCATTGTGTCCTTCAAAAGATACTGTGTCGGAATTAAATCTAAGCATACCAGAATCAGGAGAACCACTTCTTTGAGCAGTTGTCCCTACTGGAAGATCTAGTTGTCCAGTACCGGCCAATAGAATATCATTTGAAACGGACAATATACCGGCCGCGCTTAAGCTCATTTTTTCGGTAGCACTTAAGTCGTGAGAGTCACTCACATCTGTCCACCAAGAGAAACCAAAGTTACCATCTACTGCATTTACAGTTCTACCATAACCTTCATTGTATAGTACTAGTGAATCGGCTATTCCTGCCACCGCACTATAGTTACTTCCTGTTAAAGATAAAGACACTCTATGAGAGGCATCATTAACAATAGTGTATGCTGCACTAGCTGAAGTCCCTGCATTAGAATTTACTAGTTGGAATCTCTCAATCCCATCGTGAGAGTCAGCAATTGTTTGGCGTTCTATATTTATAAAGATAGTACCTAAACTAGCGTGGACTCTAACTACTCTACCCACTTCCATGACACCCTGGATTCCAGAAGGATGCGTCGCAGTTAATTGCCCTGAAGTAGAGTCAAGGTATAAAACATCCCCTTCCGTATAAGAAGAAGTATCCAAACCTGATAACTCTCCAAAGTTTTGAAATCCTATCGTGGCATTGTTGGCACCAACTTCAGTGGCCACCGCAATTGCTTCAACCTTAGTAAAGTCATTATTGATGGCCTTACTTGCCTCCATCTGGTTTCCGGTTACTCCATTTATATAAACAACATCCCCAAGAACTACACCTCCAACTTCATCAACTCTTGCTTGAAATATGACTGTATTCGCTGCTGGTGCCGTATCAGTAGTTAAGGCGAAAGTTCCTGTCCCTGCTGGGATTGTATGTGTATTTAAAGTCCCTAAACTTCCCATATTCCCAGAAGCATCTATAGTAACACTAGATTCTATAACGGAAGTTCCGTTAGATCGCATTACTAAATCACTAGTAAGCGCCGCTGAACTATTTGTACCACCATTTGCAATAGGTAAAATCCCCGTAACATCTGCCGTTGCCAGGTCTACTACTTCGGTTGAACTAGCTTCATCCCAATTTGCAATGTCTCCGGCGAATGTTGCCCCGGCCGTGTGGGAAGTATTCGCTACCCACAACTTAAAATCACCAGCGGTATAGACAAAATCTCCTATTCCATAAGAAACACCTGTAGTCCAGATAGACAGTACAGCTCCACCCCCTGTAGAAATCCAAATTACCCCGTTATAAAACTGAGTCTCGAAAGCAGTTAAGTTGTATATACAAGATCCTGTGACTTTAGGGCTTAAAGCATCCCTTTGAACTTCAGTCATATCTGGGCAAGGTTTCGAAGCCTTCACCGTAGATATTAAAGAGAACATAAGCCCAGTTTCCGGCTTTGCTGGTGGGCTACCTACAGAAATAGGATCCTCGAATATCTTGTATTTTGCTTCGACAGGACCGACTATGACCAAGGTGAAGAGTAATAAAATTATCATTTTTTGCATGTTATCTCCGTCTAACTAGTTATATTTGGTATTTCTTTTCCTAACCATGTAATCGTTCCTGACTCATTTCCTCCGGCCATATTGTCTGAAGTATATGAAACCAAGCCTACACCGTTTCCATCCGTGGCCACGGTGAAGACAAGACCATCGGGGTTTCCATCGTTGAGAACAACGGTAGATTCCCTTCCAACAAACCATGTCGAACCTATATAATGCATTACTATGGTAACTTGTACGAAACGAGTTTCCGCATCATCCACTCGGTTTACTAGACATACAATTCTAGCAAACGTTGTCCCTGTGTTGTTACGTGAAAGCGGATCTCCATAGTTAGGAGCTTCGGCGGAAAGTGCTTCGGCCCCTTCTAAAGCTATCCCAGTCGCTTCGGCATTTTGAATTGCTTGAGTTCCTGAGAATTGGTTTATGTCTAAGTTATCTTCTACTACTTGGATTCTTTGTCTAGCATCTACAATCAAAGCATCTTGTGCTAATTGAGCAGCATCTATAAGTGTTTGGGTGTAGTAAGTTAGTAATCTATTAGCAATTGCCTGCTCAGTACGAAGAGGAGTCATGGCCTTAGTATTATTTGTCCCAGCTTCAGCCTCTCCTTGAGAAGCAATCGCTGTGATTAAACCATCCTCTCCGTCGCCACCATTTGTACCAGCAGCTCCGGTCGCTCCTGTATTACCAGTCGTTCCCATAGCTCCTGCAGGACCAGTGGCACCAGTCGGTCCGGTCGCTCCTGCTACTGCAGTTAGGTTTTCAAGATCAGTACCATTCCAACCTAAGTATAAACCATCTTCCGGTTCTGGAAGTGCGGTAGGTAGATTATCGGATGATATTGGGGCCAACAATGCTCTATCTAATTTAGCGTTAACCTCTTGAAGCATTAGGGTTAATCGGTCAGTTTGATCTTCAGTAAGTTGATCAGCGGTAGGAAAGTTTGTTTCCTGGTTGATAACTGTTTCTCTATAAATCAATATTTCGTCAGTGGCCAAAGGTGCTACTGCATAAGTTATTTTTGTAGGGTTAGTAGCGTTATCAAAAGCCCAATGAGTAGGAGCAGTTTGAGCTGTCTCAGTTGGAGGGGAAGCAGTTGTATCCCTTTTAATAACTTTAATATTTGTAACTTCACCAGATTTGTAAGCGAAGTTAAGAGCGAAATCAACTATCGCACCATCTCCGGCGTACTTTATACTGGTATCTAAATCGGCAATACTCATCGTCGTGCTCCTGTATTCATTAATAAGTGTATATGATCATAGATCTCTTTGTTAAGTTTGTTTTGGATGAAGGGTAATGCGGTGTTCTTTTCTAGGCGCTTTATTATCTTGCCCATTTGCTTGTCGGCTTCTCTCGAATCTCCGTCAAGTGAGCTATACACGTACTTTCCAGCTTCTATAGTTCCCTTAACTGCATCAGTAAATACTCTAGCACCGGGACCGGCCATGTCTTTTACTGGATCTCTCCAGATATTAGTTGAGTAATCCACTGACAACATATCAGCGTAAATTCCGCCAACACCGGACTTTGCTGCCATTTGCGCCCAGACTTTCCCATCCGTAGCATCAGGCGGTTCTTTACCGTCATAAATTGCTCGGAGATAATCCACTCCATACCTTAAGGTAGTAGCTGCCATTACAGCTGCGGCCAATCTAGTTCCTGACTTCATGTTTATAGGGTCAGCTCCCTTTATTCTCATAATTGTTTTCGGCATAGAAAAAGCGAAGGATTTGAATTGCCCTGCTAATCTTGCTGCCATACCTAAAGGTGTATTAGGGTCAGACTGTTCTACCCAATGCATAGTTTGGGAAGTAGGTGTAGGTGAACCAGATTCAGCAAACTCCACCAACATAGCATTATACTTTGTAGCTAATTCGTTTCTTTTGAATCTCTTTTGAGTAGCAGTTCCACTAAATTCAGCTAAATCGGTATCTAATATCTTCAATACATCTAGCACACCCCTACCATCAGGGAGGTTAGATCCTTCATTTTTACTTAAGATACTCCACTCATCAGCCCCAATACCATATCTGTCAAAGAGATTTCTAGTCCCTCTGTCCAAAGCATCGAAAGCAGTTCCTTTATTATTGAACATTATGTGGTTGAATGCGTTTGCATTCGCGGTCTTGAACATTCTTGATTGCATAGGAAGACCAGTGGCCTTCATATAAAAATCATGTGTTTTATCAAACCAATTTGTAACTAACCCATTCTCATGGAAGTTAGCATTGAATGTAGAATCCAGCATATCTTGAAGGAATACTGATCCCTGTATCGCAGCTTGTTTTTGGTTTGGGAAAGTCTTTAGGACTGATGAAAGAATTGTTACTGCGGCTTGGAGCATATTTTGCCCTGTATCCGCTGATAGAATCATAGGACCATACGCCATATCTGTCATGGTAGCTGCTAGGGTTTTTGGTCCGAGCATAGTCATATTTGATATTTTCTTGAGGGTGTTTACAGTACCAGGAAAGAAACCAACTCCCTTCCCTTTAGAACCATAAACTGTATTATTGAATTGACTGTCCAGACTACTACGACGGTACGCTGGCATCTCTACTTCAGACATAATTTTGGTCCAGTTCGCTGAGAAGTTTGGGCCAAGTAATTCTACCGCGGCCACCTTACCAGAATCCCTCTCTACTTCAGTCATGAGTGAAGTCATAAGGTTTTGACCACCGTTTATCTCTTGATCGTAAATATGGGCTGATTCAGCGTCTAGGAAGTGGACAGATCTACTAGTCCCCATGTTCTTAGTGGATGATTGTATTGTGATTTCATCCAAATCATCAGAAACACCTTGTATAAACTTATGGCCTACATTAGATGTTCTTTTATCCCACATATCATCAAGTCTTTTTACAATATCCTCTTCAGTTTTTAGACCCATTTTATCAAAGTCAAATCTCTCTCTTGCTAGAGATTTCCATTCTTGTGCGCCATATTTGATCATTCCTGGTCCACTATGGAATTGCTTCCCGATTCTATTTTTCGTATAACCAACATCCAGACCAGCTTGATTCTTTACTTGATGTAAATGATCCTGCATTTTTCTGGCATTGGTAGCGATAGCGATAAGATCAGGATCCATCTTACCCATGGCAACCTCATCTAACTCACCTGATAGTATTTTCTTTATCTCAAGATCATATTCACCGGACGAGAACTTTTTAAGTTGAGCATTGTCTAGGTTACGGACCAAAAGACCCATTGATATATTTTGTAAAGCTTCCCTTCTGCCATAAAGACTAGCAGTTTCAGCGGTGTATTTAACACCACCTTCAATAGCGATTAAGGATTGAATCCCTCTCCACATATCTTTGTCTTTGAATTGGTCTACTTGAGTTTTGGCCCTGTTATAAGCTTCTTGATTAAGATAATTCTGTCTCGCTTTTTGTCTGATCTTTAGGGTCATATCCTTGGTAGCATTTTGTAGTGCTATCTCAGGAGAAACGCCCTCTTTCTCAGCTTTTTGTACGATATCTAACACAAGTTCATCAAACTTTTTAAGTCTTTTATCAAGATCCTTCTTCCCAAAAAATTGGGTTAAACTCTCTTTAACAATTAATGAACATTCGTCATGTGTTTTGGCCATTATATTACCCTACATTTAGCGTATGCTTCTTGGATCTTAGTTATCTCAGTATCTCTAACCATTTCTTCTTTGATTTTTACAGTCTCAGGATCAAGCTCTAAAGCCACACCATCCTCACCTGTTTTCTCTTGGAAGATCGTTTCAATTTCCTGATCTAACTCAGCTCTGATTTGTTCAGGATTGTATCCACTAAGTGAATCCGCTCTCTCATCTACATTTTTATCGTAACCAACATCTGAGCTTTTATCATTAAGTTTAGTGTTAAATTCTTCAAGCTCACTATCAGTGTACTTGAACTCATACTCAGGGTCGATCATTTCGCCTACCCGACTATCCACAACCCCTGACTCGTTTACTCTACTAATATATCCTTGGACCTCAACATCATCGATCTTACCATCAGCATGGGCTTCCCTAATATTGGCTGCCGTATCAACTAATGTTTCACCAGCTTCTACTTTATCTCCGAAAGATTCTTTTATAATTATATTTGATTCATCTGTGTGAGTGATCACATTGTCCACAGTCTTGAGCATGTCGCCCACAGCTTCAGTGGATTTATTACTATCGATTAAGGTATCAACAACATTTTGGGTATTTCTTAAGTACCTATCCCCAGCCTTAGCAGCGGATTTAAGTATTTTAGAGCCCCCGTGAATAGCGCCTGTCATAAGGACAGCACCACCAATGGCGTTCTTAAGGAAATCTTTAGCGGTGTATTCTTCGAAAGTTTCTTCTCGATCCTTCCAAACTAATCCCTCTGCAATTGAGTTTCCAATGGTGTTATCCACAGCATCTAAGGCGAATTTACTCATACCTTTTAGGGCCACTCCACCAGCAGCTTTAGTAGCGACTTTACCTAATCCCCATCCAGTGAAAGCACCAACGGCAAACCCTATTGGATCGGACATGGCACTAGCAGCACCGGCCACAAATGGTAGGGCAGTTCCCTGCCAAAAACCACTAGCAGAACTTATGATTGCTTCTTGTTTTCTTTTTTCTTCTTTCTCATCAAATACGAATTGAGCTTCATTAGGAGTCATCTCCCTATCAGCGTTTAATCCTTTGTATTGAGCATTTAATTTTTCTGGAGATACTTTCTCACCTATCTTAGATAAGTCAGTTCTTGCCTGCATTTTAGCGAGGACACTAGTCTCTCTATCGCCAACCCCCATGTCCCAAGAGGCTTGTGCTATCCTGGAGGTAGATGTTGGAGGAACGAAAGCGTTTTCCTCAGAGTATGGGTTGTCACTAAAAGGCATTGCCATTATAGATCTCTCCCTCTACCGCTACGCTTTCTAACCATTTCTGAGAACTTTCTTTCTTTCTCTTTTTTCACATCTTCAGTGTAAATCACATTATTTATTTGCTCAAAAGATCTTATTACTGGTTTACCTTTAGTATCAAAAACAGGCCCATATTTCCCAAGAGAGTTTCTACCCATTAAGGCCAGACCTTCCGCTTTTCTATTGTAAACCCATCTTCCGTCTTCAACTAAAGAGTCATTCATCTCTTCTTTAGTAGTACCGATATCGACACCATTTACTTTTTTAGCTGGGAGTCTAATATCGAAATCTTTAACGAAGTCTGATCCTCTACTACTGTACGTATCTAAAAAGTTTTGAGTGTTAACAGTATTATGTTTTTTCGAGATAGGAATATTATTCCCTCTTGATTTAAGTACATCATACCTTTTACTAAAACCTTTCCAGGCTTCTTTTGTAGCAGTTTTATGATCCATGTTTGGATGAGTAACTACCAATCTTTTGTACTCATTATAAACAGTATCATACATAGCTTTAGTATGTGCTGCCCCTGCGCGAGTCCCGCCATCTTGAACACTCATAGCTTCTAAGATAGGGTTGTCGGTTAAGGCTAATTGCACTTCACTTTCTTTGATACTAGAGTCTAGCCTTCTATGTTTATAAGTTTCTTGAAGATCTTTATCCATCAAGTTTTTCACAGCATTTAATCTATCTTGCTGATCAGTTAACTCAGAAACAATTGCGTATTCTTTAGGAATATCTAACTCATCAAAGTGCTTATAAGCATTACCGTTGGTCATCCTATCGAAGTCCACAAGTAAAGTTTCAGCTCCTTTGTGATCACTATTATCTATCAAAGTTTTGAACGATCCCTCAAAATGTTCCTTAACATTCGCAGGCATATAATCTCTTTGATTCGCAGAAATTCCCATCTGATCGTATCTGGAATCCATAGCATTGATCATATCATTGTAAGCTCTAGGGCTTTTAGTTCCTATCATTTCACGAGAATTTAAAGCCACTCCAGCATCGTTTTTAGCGATGTAAGTGGCAGGATCTTTGCCCATTTCTTTAAGCATTGATTGTCTTTGAGACTCTATGATCTTCCCAACTCTACCCTTACTAGCAGCTTGTTTTAGAGGATCGCTTATGTCAGAAGATATTTCAGCAGCCGATTTTCTTGAGTCAACTGTGTTCAAGTCGAAAGCACTTTCTTTAAGCATATAAGAAGCCATCTCATGGGCTTCAATAGTATCGACTAATTCCCGACCATCTTCACCCATCTTGGTGACTATCTCATTCTTAACTTTAGTCAAAATTTGCTTATGGTCTGGGTTGGTAGGGCTTAAAGTTCCCATACTAAGTCCAGCGATACTATCGGAGTATTTACCTTTTACTTCGTTGATCCCTTCAGTCTCTTTGTACTTAAGTTTTCGCTCAAGACTTGCTCGGGCCTTAGTAACTACTTTAGGATCCATTCGAGAATAAACTCTAGATAAAGTTGGGTCATCCATAGAATCCAAAACACCCTTCATTTCAGTAGGGTTTTCTCTATCCAAAACACCATTTAACATGTCTTTTGGGAGATCATTTATCTGGTTACGTAGGACAGCTTTGCCTTTCTCATCGAATAGGGAAGAGCTTTCTACTGATACCGTAAGATTATTTACTTTATTCATCACTTCGATAGGGTCAGAATTTTGATATGAGTCCTGAGAAGCTAGCTTAATTTGATTCTTGTTTTCAAAGGTAGCATATTGGGACTTTTGGAAAGTCTCTTTATTGTGAAACCTGTTCTCCATCCTAACCATTTTCTCATCAAATGCTAGATTTATAGAATCTTTGGCAGAATCAGGCGCTTTTTCTAGGATTTCTTCTCTTTTTTGAGCAAGTCGGGCCATACCATCAGCAGCGTAACCATCAAAGTTAGGCTTATTCTCACGGTATTCAACTTCCATTTCCCTATCAAGGTCATTAAAGTTTTTGGATAACTCAATATTTGATTTCGTGTAGGCGATTTTATTAGACTCAGCGATCTGCTTCTTTCTAAGATTCATCATCCCATTTCCGATTTGTCCGGCTATTTGGGACACTTGTCTAAATCCAGCCCCAGCCTCACCCGGTCTTTGGGTTGGGGCTACGTTTGCTCTAGTCGAAACCCTAGGGGAATCGGATAGTGTAGGTATTCTTGCCATTTTAGCTCCATGCCTGCATAAATCCACCGGCCAAAGAACTAAAAGCCCCTATCTTACCAGCGGTATCGGCAGCTTTTGCCCTATCCCAATCAAGATCAGCTTCTAGTAAGAGCATATCTTTTTGGGCTTCGGCTTCCATTTCATCAACCATTATTTGTCTCTGTATTTTTTTAGCGGTATCTTCCAAAACTGAAAGTGCTAGTCCTGAACCAACATCGATCCCAGAAGAAGCAAAGGCCCCTATCTGTTTCCCTTTAAAGGTTTCACCAGCTAGTCTGGAGAATTCTGAGTTAATTTCAGATCTTTTAATTAAGTCTTTTGCTGCTCTACGCTTGGCTATCGCAGATCCCTGGAAAGCACCAGCTTCAGCTTCACCAGCTTTATACTTACCCCATGCGGATATAGTTGAACCAGCCATCGCTGCTATCATAGGAATTGCCATTATATTCTCCCGTTAATCATAAGAAATACCCTTACTCACCAATGCCAGTATGTTTAGAGGTGTTGGGGTAGTACTCCTGATTACAATCTGTCCATCTGTATCAGGATTATCCATTAACTGGATTCTTTGATCAGAGGTATATAAGTCATCGTACTCGATATCTTCAAAGTTTAAGTCAGCTCCACTTCTTTTATCGATAGACCCTATCGAGAAGTTCTTAGTTCTGTATAGTTTTAGGTACGATTCATGGATCTGCTTAATATCGCCCATAGATGTACCGAATTGCCCTCCGGATTCTGGAGGTAATGTCTTAATATTAGCACTGTATTTGTAACCGAATATGACGTATTCCGAGGCAGCAAACGTATGATCTAGCTTAGACCCACCAGCACCATCTGTTATGATATCAACATCATCAACATAACCAAAGGTGGTTGTGCTGAAATATGTGGCCGTAACTACTCTCCCGATGAAAGCAACATCCAAACCAGTGACAATCCCAGAACCGTTTGCCTGGTCATGCACGGCTAAGTCCAAAAACCTAGGCATGTTATTCATACTATCGTAGTAACGAGTTGTGGATGAGTATACGTAGGGCGCTAATTTCAAGCTTGATTCGTAGTAAGGGATAGTTAATTTTTCAATAAAGTAGGAATCAGCAGACCCATCATTTCGTCTAACCAACATGAAGACTTCTTCACTATCCCCTTCAGTATTCTTAAGACTCGTGATCGATATTACAGAAGTCGTATGGCCTGCTTCAACACCTAAATCTAGCGTGGACCAACCATTTATACCGAATTCTGGGTCATTCCCAAATACGTACACAGTATTACTCATTGCTACGAATAGTAGTTTGTTCTCAGAGTTCCATGTGAAGTCCAGGATATGTTTAAAATAAGGACTACTTGTATAATTATTATCATTGAAATCGTCTAATTTGACAGATAAATCATCTGAAACCCATGATCCGTTATCTTCTGAATATCTGTAAGTTCTAAAGTTTCTTCGTGTGGCCCCTGCGAATACGATATCTTTACCCATACGGATAGCTTGATACGAGGAAGAACCATAGTTAGAATTGGCTTCTATAGCGATTGTATCCAGACCAATATTTTTAATCAAGTACTCACCGCCCGTGGTCCCAATTGTCAGAACTCTACCACCTGTCATCCATTGTATGGCGTTTGATTCCGTGGAACCTACTGGAAGAGAGAAAGGATCAACACCGAGGACAGCATCCCCAAAGAAGTTGGAACCTGAAACGTCGGTGGTTGCATCTTGAGTAAGTCTAGTGGCATTCAAGTGGAATAAATTTCCAGTTAATGAAGCCCATATAGTATCAGGAAATTTTAAGTTTCCACCCCATATTAGTTTTTGATTTTGGTAGGCTACTGATGTGGGCCAACCATATCCGACAACCAACCCACCCACGTAAGTAGGGTTTCTCCATAGGGATTGTCTCCAGTCATCAGTCGCAGTTATATTCCCAGAACCTAGAAGATTGGCAACTGTCACAGAGGTCGCAGAGGCGTAAGCCGTTACGATAAGTACTCTCGTAGCTCCTGCAGTTTCCACCGTAAAAAGTGACTGAGATATGGACATACTGTTTTCAAAAGTAGCAGCACTTGCTGTAAGGGTAGACCCGACAAGAGTCAATTGAGTTCCGGTGGTATTTGCATCACTGAAAGGGACTAGTAAATCCTGTCCCATCCCACCATTACTGGTAGTTTCTTGATCAACATAATTTAGTTCAAAAGAATCGATAGATGTTCTAGATAGGACTAAAGGACGTTGCTCTCCTGATGAATGTGTTAGGAAAAGTAAATCACCTACCTGGCAATACTTCCAAGCGTGATTCCCCCCAGACGTACTTAGGGTAGTTGTGTTTGGAGTCCATGTGTATCCTCTATCCCTAGCAGTTATTTCTGAAGCCCCATAAATGTTGGCCGCTTTAGTTCTATCATTATGGAAAATATGTAAATAGGTGGCAAAATTTGCCATAGTTATTGTGTGTTTTGTGACATAGACTATGTAGCTTTCACCATCACCAGCTTGAAACGGGATACCCCTATAACTAGGTCGAAACGCGTTTCCTGAAATTGATGCCAAAGTAGAAGTTATGTCATGTATCTGGATGGTTCCAGTTCTTTTAAATGCCCCACCTATCTTATCGGGGAACGTATTATGCATTTCTTCTAAAGCATTTTGGTAGGTAGGTTGATCGAATCGACCCTTAAATTTCTCAGAAACCTTTCCACCAGAAAAGTTATTGTAGGCAGTCGTAAATTTTGTCATTAATCCGCATCCAATCCATTTACACGAGCATCAAGCCATACATCAGCTTGAAGCTTCTTAGTTTTACTTGTTCTTCCAACTTTAGCATCATAGAATCTACCGTTACGTAAAGCAAGATCTGCAGAAGCCGCCATAGACTCTCTTAAACCATTACTCTGTTTCAGGGCATAAGCAAGTTCGGCTGCCAACATATAGGCAAGAACTTCCTCGAAAACAACGTCAAATAAAGAAACGTCGGTTACATCATATATATACTTCAAGTTACAAGTAGAACTATTAATCAGAATTGTGTGACCTTCTTCTTCCCAGTCGTCGTCAATATCGACTTCAATGGGTAAAAGGTTATCTGATGGTAATTGAAATGCGGCTCCATACCCAAATAAGGGAACGGCTACAAGTTTGGCCAATGCAGCTCTTTTTACAGCGAAATTCCATAAGTGCTCACGAAGAACTTTCCTACGGATTTTATCGTACTGAAGGTTGCAAAGGACAGAGGCTTTAGAGGTTTGGGCAAAGGACGATATCGCTTCCACACCTAATTTAGAGAGCGCAGAATTACAAATATCTATCTTCGACGTAGCCATTAAAGCCTTTATAAAAGGAGGGACGAACCCTCCATTAATTAATTAATTACGTAAGCAATCCAAAAACTAATTGTTACACCAGTTGTTGCAGAAGAAGCTTCAGTCATAATCGCTTCAGTTCTAACTGCAGATACGAATTTCTTATCTAGAGCAGCACTTGCAATAGCAGCTTTTAGTAGAACAGCTTGTCCACCAGCATCAGCTCCAATTACGAAAGCGTTAGGATCAGCAGCTTCAAGACCGTCAGCCGAAGCTTGGTATCCAAGATCAATGATTCCACCAGTTCCAAGAGTAGCACTTACTTTAATAGCAGCATCAAGAACTCTTGCACCTTTAGGTAACATTGGTCCAGAGATAGTATCTCCGATTGCAAGAACAGCACCAGCTAAAGCGTACTCTTCTCTAAGGTAATGAACAGATCCGAAAACCTCGCCATTCTCAATTTTTGCCTTTGGTGAGGCAGTTTCTTTTGTATAATTTACACCAGATAAAGATGCCATAATAATTCTCCAAGTTTGTTAGGGCCCCGAAAGACCCTGTTAAATTATGCTTCTAAACAAAGGATCTCAACAACCTTTTCTTCTTCCATACGTACAGCACCAACTTGGTGAGCAGCATATACTTGAGTTGAGTATCTTTTGGTAGGAAGCTCGTCTACTCTAACAACCATATCAATACCGGTTGCAAAGATCATTCCATCTTCAGCCCAAGCAATACATCTTCTTGCTCCAGCAGCGATAGTGGAAGATCCACCAGTAATTGCACCAGTTGTTGCTTCGAAAGCTGTAATAGAAGCAGCAGTAACCGGAAGTCTTTCAGATCTAAGGAATTTAAATCCCATGAAAGTATCGATTTCCCCTTGAACTAAAGCTCTTACAGTATTGTAATCAGCAGAAGTAACTTCTGTTTCATTCAATAAGTTTTGCTTTTGTTTACCAGAGTAAGCAAGGTACTTAGGGATATCTTCATCAACATCATTTGAATCAAATTTTTCTAAAGCGATAGTAAGAGTGAAAACGTTAAGCCCACTTGAAGCTGTACCGTTTGTTGCTCCGATTCTTTGGCTTGAAGAAAGTGCAACGTTAACAGTTCCTTTCTTCCCACTTCTTGCATTACCAAGAGCAGCCGCGATCCAAACATCATCTTTGTATCTATTGATACCCATAACAGCAGCTTTAACATAAGCATCGTCTGGGTTGATAAGTAATTTAACTCTATCCATCTTATCGATAAGATCAGAGTAATCTGCTTCTTCAAGATCTACAGCTCTTCTTGTGTGAGGAGTGTTTGAGTGAACAGTGTCACCATGACGATCAGTAATCTTGTTAGCTTCCGCTAGACCTAATCTCTCGTAGTAATCTGTCTCTCCACCTTGTTGTTCTTGTCTACAACTTCTTGCAAGACGAGCATCCATTTGCTGAGAAAGCATATAGATATTTGATTTATACGTTTCAACAAAAGCTTCATCTATTTCGAAAGATCCTCTTTGACCTAACATTTTGAATAGGCTTAATAGCATATTTAGTAATTTCATGGGGTAGTTCTCCTTGCCCTGGTTAATAATAAAAAATTAAATAAAACATTTATCTCGGAGAAGTGTCCAAAAAGGGTTCTACCTAATCTCTACTTTTAACGGGTCCATAAGGAGTTTCCTGTAGAGGATGTAATTTCAGTTTAAATGGTCATGCCTGTCAGTGTCAAGAAAAAAGGAAAGTAGGCGGGCACATACCGCCTAATCTTACGTACTATCTTTTTCCTGCTAATTTGATTCTTTGTAGTTTCATCATCTTTTCCTGATAAAACTTTCTTTCTGGATGTCCTTGAGTCATGAAAGGGTGTCCTTTCACGTAATATTTCTCTATTTCGGAAGCTGCTTCCTGAGAAGTAAGTCCAAAAGTATTCCCGCCTTTTACGTGAAGAGAATCCTCTGACATTCCTTCAGCCACTTTATCAAATAATTTTGTGATTAAAGAGCTATCTAGAAGTCCTTTTGACTTCATTCCAGCGATTTCTTCCTTAGATGCGAATTGTTCTAAAGCTGAAAACGCCCGCTGAGCCTTGCGTTCGAAGCCATCCCCCCATTCATCTCTAAGAGAAGTAAGGTCAGCATTATAGGCATTTTCAGATAATTCATTCTGATGAGTAACTGATTTACCAAGAAAATCATTCATGAAATTAGACATTGCTTGAGCTTGCTTCGGCGCTAGACCAGCAGTATAAGCAGCCTCTTTAAAACTATCAAAAAATTCTTTATTGGCCTCGATATTCTCAGGGACATTATTTTCAACACCGTACTCTTTAATATCTGCAGGACGACCTAATTTATTATAAAGGTCACTGTACTGGTCTTCAGTCCAGGTTTCGTCTGGAAGAGTTACCTTATCTTTGCCAATCATGCCAGTAGCATGGACCAAAGATTTCATTATTTTAGGTACATTAAATTGACCTTTATCATCAGCGTATTTTAGGAGCGTCGCGTTCCCTTTGAGAGTTTCATCGAAACCTTCAGGGTAAGCGTATTCAATCCCGCCTGGTTCCCCACCAGCTCCCGGATCTCCCGCGCCTGGTTCCCCACCAGCTCCCGGATCTCCAGCACCACCATCTCCGGCGCCCATAAAATTACCGCGTTCATTATTAATCAGACTCGAAAAAATCGAATAGTTCCTCTTTTTCATTACTTCTTCCTCCATTTTGTTTCTTTGTTTCCTTCGTTCCTATTAAATCCATAATATCTTTCACATCATAAGTGACCATATCTAGTATATAGAGAATCAGCTCCCGCTTCCCTTCATTTAGAATCGAGTGTCTGTCTCCATTAACAGAGGAAGTGGGTTTTAAAATATGGCCCTTTTCCATTAGATCAAGAAGGACTCTTTGCCCTTCGTCACCATCAAATACTTGTAAATAATCTTGGACCAAGCTTGCTTTTTGCCTGGCCATCTCTTCCTGTTTTTCGTCCATTATCCCTATACCTTACTTACTGCACTCGCCGTTGTATCCATAGTATCAGCGGTTGCTTGATCTATTTGAGCTTGTCTTTCTTCATCTTGTTGTTGTTGTCTGGCTTTTCTCATCTTAGCGACTTCTTTAGGTTCCTTCATAGTTTCTTGAGGAGCACCGTAAATATCGGCAAGGTATGACGTTACGCCATCCATATCTAAATTATCCATAACTTTAGGATCAAATTCAGCAAGGGGTGCGATAGAAGATAAGAATCTATTCCAGTTATTCCCTTCAGACATCTTTTGAGCTTTAGCAATTTGTGAAGAGTAGAATACTTCAATACTTTGGTCCTGCAATTCTTGAGGAGGATTGTCAGGTAACTCACCTTTTCTCTTAAGAATACCTAAAACCCTTACTATCAACGGTTGTAGGAGTTCAAAGTGTAACCTACCTAAGATTGGTCCTAATAAACGAAGATGTTCATCAGTTCTTGCATTGACTTCAGTCGCGGTCATTTGTGGACCTTCACGAAGCTGAAGTTGGTCTATAAAATAAGATTCTTTGATTCTATCTCTAGTATCACGAAGGATCTCCATCCCAATACCAATCTGCCCTCGGATCTCTATTGGGTACACTCTATCTTGTGTGCCAGATCTGTATGGGTTTAGGCCACCAGGCTTTGTGTTGAAATTCATGAAACTATCATCAGGGATCATAAGAGGCGGATCAACCATTTTTTGAGCTGCACGAATAATCGTTCTCATCATAGCGTTGATCATCTTAATCTCTGGAAGCGCCTTCATACCGGGCGATCTACCATATACTTCCATTGAATCTTTCATCCATCTAGGGAATACGGCTGGGAATTCATCAAATCCGCCTTCCTTAAGGATAAGAGCTTCCTTCTCGTATATGTGTATAGATGAGTATTTCTTCCCTTTTGAGTCTTTTCGTTTGGTATCACGGTCGGTATTAGGAGTAACCATCATTAGAACGTTATGCATATCGTCCGGTTTTTCCTTGCATTTTTTACATAACTTGTCCGATAAATTGTCTTCACCGTATTTTTGGATAAGTTGTCTCGCACTCATAGGCATTTCAATAAAGAAAGTATCTACTTCGTGCTTGAAGTTCTCTTCAATATAGAATTGATATATAGGACGAGAGCTAAAGTTTAATATATTCTCATCATCTTCACTTATTAACATGGCCCCTGTACCGAAAGACCCAAGATCTAAATAGAGTTCATGGATTTCGGTTTGGAAATTCGTGTTGTTGAGTATTTGATGGATACGGCGAACAGTCTTCTGTAAGTAATCTCTAACTTTTGGGTTCTTATCGATTTCTCGATTTCCCGTCGTAAGCTCAAACCATTGTACTGACGGGTTTGTGAGCATTGAGTGTAAAGCGGACGCGAGCAATTCATTGAAATGAGCTGCTGAAGAGTCATAGAGTCTAAGACCTTTCTTATCGCCTTTTGCTCTGGACTTATAATCGAAGACGTTTTCCTTATTTGGGATAACATATCTAGCAACGTCTCTCCAGTGTTCATCCCAGTTCGTCCTTTTATTTTTAGAAGCTTTGTATCTCTTGATGTGAGATTCTGCCATAGACTTATCTTGCTTAATTTTCATTATACTAACCTTGTTTGTGCGATACCCGGTTTGGCTCTTTTACCAAAAACTTCATCTTGTCTTGCGCTGAAGCTGGCAATAAACCCTTTCAATTGGTCCACGTTACGATTTAAAGCGAAACCATCCCTTAAACCTTTATTAAACTCTCGAGTAGTTAAATTTTGTGATTGTAGTTGAGGAGCAGCTTCATCTGGGTTAACTCTTTTACGAGCAGTGGCCAAAGACCCTGCGGCTTTTGAGAAAGCAGCTATTTCCGCCCTATTGAAACCTTCTACCTTATGTCGGGCAGCCCCAACATCAGGGTTTGTAGGACTAAAGAACTCACTAACACTTCCCGATCCAGTACCAAAAGGTTTAGAGAAGAAGTTGTTTTTTCCTTTGCCGCTACCCGTGAAATCAATATCATTATCATCATCACCAGTGATATAACCCAATATGCCCATATCTAATCCTTATCTAAAGTCAATACTCTAATTCATTATAATCGCTATTGGCCGTTCGTGGCAAGTTATCCCTGCGCATCTTCAGTTCCTTAGTATCTTTGTCATCTAAGGCATCGTATCTGAAAGCATCTGCACCATGGGAAGCCCAATCATGTTTTGGCTTATTACGGAATAACATTAGCTTTGAATCCCATTCTCGTTGATAATTCTTAAGACAGTCAAGCAATCTCGCACATTTCTGAGCATCAAACCTAGAAGTCTTCAATCGGGTACGTACGGCTTGGATACCATCATCGACCGACTGTTTAGTTTGGACTTCCCATTCCCAGCCAGGTTTTAATTCCCTAACTACTTCGAGTCTGGTCTGTCCGGTTATAAAATCCCTATTCTTACCATCATGTGGCCATACATGCCGACCGTAAGAGTACGGTTTCCTTTCAAGTTCTTTGATAAACCAATCGACACCTTTACCATTCGATTCAATATAATCAATGTAATGCCAAATACCATGGACTTTTTGTCGGAAAACAATACCACAGGAATCTCCAATACCAATATCCCAATGGGTATCGACCGGGTACCTTGGATTCCAGGGAACGTAACCGATCTGATCGCCGCCACCTTCTTCCATTTCACGTAGGGCTTCACCATAGTAAGATCCTCTAACGGCAGCGTGGAAGGAGCAATTATGTACTGCCTTCCCACTCGCAACGTAACTTTCGTCTTCTTTTACTGAAAAGTTAAAAACCCTCTGGGTATCTTGCTCAACCCCGACTGATTTGATCTTGTAAGCCATCCCGTACTTGGAAGGATACACTTCCTTATGTTTGGCCAAGTTCTTAGGGTAGCCGCCTTCTGAGATATTTAAACAGTAGCTTTCTGAACAATTAACTTCCCTGCCTTCTATAATACCTATTTTAGCTGGACGTATAGTTATTGAACTTCTTCTACCTAGATGGGCTGCCAGTTGAGCTACGTCATAGGCCAAAGATTTACATATTGTTGAGTATTTTGTACGTATCGAGCCACTCTCCAATTCATGTCTACATCCATCCCCTTTTATTAAGGTATCGAAAAATTCCTGTAGATGCCCGCCTATAAGGTCAAAAGGGATTCGTTTATTTTTAGCACCTGATCCGCAAAGAGAAACTAGTGTATCCCCAAGGGAAGTACTGCCTATTATGAGACTCCCTGACTTAGATCCTTTCCTACCTTGGTGCCATTTGTATTTGTAGCCTAAAGAAGTGATTAAGTCTGAAACTTCTTTTACTTCGGAAGAGTCACCGCCATTAAGGGATATACTTATGGAGTTTTGTGTAACAGAACCCTCACAAATATACCATGCCAGGAGTTTAATAAAGTTCTCGGTCAGTATACTAGGCCCTACATTCATTTTAGGGCTAACTAAGTAATCCCCTTCTTTTAAATCCTTTGCCATTACCCAAGTTCTTTTCTGGGATTTCTTATCATGGGTTAGGAATGGGTGCTTAGGCGTGACTTTTATATTAGAAGAATCTCCTCCGAAACAATCAATCAGTATAAAATCACCCTTATACAACTTACTCTTAGTTTCAGTTACGGGGCGCCATCTAGTTTTGTGAGTCAGGACTACATCCCCTACTAGGATGTCCTCAATATTCTTATGTCCTTTAGAAGTAGATATCTTAGTCCCAGCAGGGAAGCATTCAAGCTCTTGCTCTATTTCCTCCGGTTCCATATCAGACATCATATCTTCTAATTCGTCTTGTGGTAGGACTCCGGTTTCAGAAGCTTTATAAATAGCGGTGAACCAAGTTTCTGGGAGGGAATCTGCTTTCTCAAGCCGTCTATAAAAATGATTCTGACCTTTTGGAGTCCCGATGAAAATCGCCCACCCTTTCCGGTCTGCTAAAGCAGGACGAACAATCTCACCCCAAATAACAGGATCGCATTGAGCGTACTCATCAAGAACAGCACCATCGAGGTAAATACCACGAATAGAATCTGGATTCTCTGCACCGAGAAGCATGAACTTGATCTTGTCAGGTTTCTTCGCCCAACCACCTGAAGAATTCTTAATCCCTTCACGCAGTATTTCGACCGATAGTTCTGACTTATTTACTTTCACGCCTGGTATTTCTGATGTGAAATCTACAATGTATTCCCAAGCAATCATCTTCGCTTGTTTGTAGGTAGGTGCTATATAGGCGTATTGAGGATTATGTCTCTGATTTTGGATCCCCTTGTTAATCATCTCATTGATAACGAGGAGAGTTTTCCCAAACCGACGATGGCAAACGAGAACGTTGAATCGTTTCAGTCGCGAATGGATGACCGCTTGTAATGGCCTTGGTACATATCCAGTGGATATCTTCTTAATTTCTTTTCGTAATTCCCGGTTGTAGGGAAGTTCCATGCTAGAAATCTCTGGACCTTCATCCATCAATTCCTTATCGCCAGTATACTTCCCTAACCAAGACAATTATAAATCTTTTATTGCATCTTCAGATTTAAACTCTTCAATCATATCTTTTAGTTCAGCAATAGTAGTAAGTTCTTCAAAATCAAGACCTAACTCTTCTGCCTCAAGTTGTAATTTCTTCTTTGGAGTAAGTGGTTTTGGCTGAACTTCTACTGGTCTTGGTGTAACTTCTAGAGGTGCTGCAACAACAACTTCTTCTTTTGCAACGGTAGCACCTAGTTCCATCTTAGCATTAAGTTTCGCTAACATATCACCTTGAGTTTTGATTAAATCTTTAAGCTCATCATTCTCAGTCTTAAGTCCTTTTTCAGACTCTTTAGCTTTGTGATCTTGGTAATCTTTATTATGTCTTAGTGCTTTCTCTTTAAACTGGTGAGCAGCTACTTTCTGAGAAGCTTTGATTTCTTCTTGTACTTCTTTTGATAATGAAGTTACTGGTCTCCAATTACCATGATCATCTAATACTCTTTTCCCTACTCCTGATTTCCCAGTTACATCTGACATGTTCACTCCTTATAATAAGTCTATCTTAGATGGTTTAACTACTTCAGCCTCAACCACCTTATTTGGTGTTACTTGTTTACTTATTCCTGTATCAACAACAATCTGCACTGGCATGATGTTACTACCTTCGTGTTTAACTTTAGTGCCGTACTTCTCAGGGTTGTCCATCTCAGCTAACCACTTAAGTTTATCAAAGATAAGTTTCTCACCTGGGACTTGATCCTTATGTAATTCACGTATTATCCGTTTACCAGTCTTAGTCCCTTCTAAATCATCAGGACCATAATAAGTTATTTCATCACAGTACATTCTATCTTGTATTATAGACTTAAAAGAATCAGCTCTTTGTTTCCTAGCTTCTTTTACTGCACTTTCAAATTGAGGGTATTTGATAATCCACTGGACAAAAGTCCCGCGTTTAACTTTAAAGTACTCACACACAGTCTGTTCATCTGCGCCACCAGCGATCATATCTAGTACATCGACCGCGATTCTCTGTAATTTCTTATCAACTTCTAGTTCGTTTTTGCTCATACCTTCTTTTAATATAGGAACCCCTTTATGCAATTGCAACCTAAAAGACCAAATTCAACTATAACTATGCAACCTATTGGAACAAATGGAGTGATTCCGCTTCGCTCCTCAAGCAAGTTTACGAATATTGATGCCCCTAACACTATGAGTCAATTAGAATCTGATAAATATGAAATGTCTGTGTAGGGGTCGGTTAACTCTATGAGTCAATTATAATCTGAGAAATATGAAATGTCTGTTCCAGGGACGGTTAACTCTATGAGTCAATTATAATCTGAGAAATATGAAATGTCTGTTCCAGGGACGGTTAACACTATGAGTCAATTAGAATCTGATAAATATGAAATGTCTGT